TTTCATAATCTACTTTTTAATTCTTAAATACCTAGACGCTTCAACACGGTTAAAGTACCCGTTTCTAGGTTGTCCTACCTTGCAGTTAATAGTCCTAAAGAATACCTTTTCATTTTCAACTTCGTAAATATCAACGTCTAGCATGTGCCCCATATACTCAACCCTTGCTTCTTGCTTTTCTTCTATTTTATTGTAATCTCTATCTATCATACTATTTACTCTTTAACTGTTTCTAAATACTTCTTAGCCATCCACTCTATCATGTTGCTGTAGCTTCTACCCTCAACTTTTGACTGAGCTTTTACTTGTTCGTGTATGTCGTCGTCGATTGTTATTGTTTTTGTCGCTTTCATTTGATTGGTTTAAATATTTCACTGCACTTGAATGAACCACCCATTTTAAATGGCTCATATGGATTGAATTCATTAGATTTGAAAGGTTCATATATCATAGCTATGTATCCATCAATGCGTAGTTCCTTCCTATCCGAACCCTCAATTGAGCCTATTTCACATCTTCTTGCAATCTCTTCGTGATCATCTACGTTAACCCCCCAAACTAAACAACATTCTTTTAGCTTGTCGTCGAATTTATCTACTATCTGTTGTGAGAACTTCTCAATTATCCCGTCTATCATTGTTTTGGTTTCTTCCATAATAATTAATTGTTTTCTTCAAAGATAAACATTATAATCTAACACAACATAACATTTAGTAATAATTATTTATTGAGCACAAAAAAAGGGACTACTTTCGCAATCCCTCTTCAATCTAATAACTAAGGTTAATCCTCAGTGTCTGGTTTTGGCGTTTCTTCTACAACTTTTCTAGGTGAAGGTTTCTTTGATCTAGCTTTTAGGCCGTTAGCCTGTTTCCAAATATTTATAACCTTTGATCTGTCTAAGTGAGCATAGTCACTAATCGCTTTCTTCTCTGATACGCGTTTGAAGTATGCAGCGATATAAGGAACTTTACCAATCCAAATAAATTGATCTTCCATCTATTAAGGTAAAAGTGCTGTAAACGCTCCGTCTGCTATGTCGTATCCAGTAGCAGCGGTAATTGAACCTGTAACAATGTCACCTACAGTAATCTCAGCATCCAAGTGCTCGAATGAATAAACACCGTCAGAAGTTTCTACAACTGGTGGAATCTCAGCAACAACGCCTGTATCCGAAATAACCCCGAATGTACCGTTTGTAACCAATCCAACAACTGGAGAACCAGAAGTAGACCCGTCAGGCTCAACAACTGTAAACTGAACGTGTGTAGCATCTAACTCAGACAATACAATGTAAGCAGGAGTTAAAGGTTTCAACGTAGTAGCTGAATAACCAAGAGTAGAAGCAGAAATACCGTAAGAGTTCTCTTCACACTCGTTAGTGTCCATATCCCATGAAATCATTAACTTCTGAGTAGTTGTATCAGTTGCGTATTCTTTGAACGCTACGAATGTCTCTGTAGCCATTTCGTAACCTCTCATGATAGTATCTGTAGGATTATCTAAGATACCCCAGAAAGAACCTGAAACGTCTGGTAAGTAGAAATCTACATCAGTACAACCAATCTTTTTCAACTCACGTAAGATATTATGCACCGCATCTTTACCCCATGTTTCGAATTTGAAAGTACGTACTCCACCAACGTTAGGGATTAATACCTTTCTTGTTGAAGGTGCTGTATCATAAACATCATCAGTTCTTTCGAAAGTGATATTCTCACAACGAGGGAAAGGATAAATTCTCTCCATCAATGCGGTAGATGTTGCAATTAAAGCTCTAATATCCGCACCTAAAGTTGCAGACGTCAAGTCAATTGTATTTCTCGTAACCCCATCAGCCTTGTAACGTGGTACGATAATCGGGAAAGCAATCGCTCTCATTTCTAGTACACAATCTGGCCTTCCTAATACTGGAAAACTTGGATTTGCACATGAACATATAGTTTGTCCCATTTTTGTTTAATTTTTAATTTTGTTTAACAATTACATATACTTAAATCAAATAGCTCTATAGTCATATTGACCTCTACACCGCTTAAGTCCTCGTTTATTATCTTATCGTCACTTCCCTGGTTTGTGACCTCCACACCAAAGCGAGGGCGTACCCTAACTCTGTAACTTGTCATGCGCTTAAAGCTGTAGTCGTTGTCGATAACCTCCTTAAAGGCTATTTGCAAGTTCTCCATTGGTTTAATCGCTAAGTCGTTGTGTTGGTCATTTATCCAAAGTTCTTCACTTGTTAAGTCCATAAAGAACAAACGAGCTTGATACTTAGCTACTACAGACGAATCTAATGGTAGCTGCTCGTACTCGTAAGACTCTAACAACCATATAAATGGCGTTTTATCTCTTGAAACTTGCTCAATATCTAAATACTCGTTGTTTGTGCTTGCTGGACTTCCGTGTAGAACAGTAATAACAGGCGCTACAACAATAGTTCCAATGAAAGCAGCGGGTGAAGCACCTAAAGGACTAACCTTTATTGATACATTATCCACCAACTCAGTCACTAAATACTGGTTATTGTTTTCATCTTCAATCGTAACCCCAACAGTTATATGCAAAGTAGAACATAGAAAGATTGTCTCTCCTGCCGTAATAGAAATTACAGGAAGGTTTAAATCAATATTGGATACAATACCCTTTACTATGTCAACCAGATTATTCGCCATTAGAATATATGATTAAAGCGTTCCTGCACTCCTTCGTACTCAGGATACGTGTCAGGATCAACAACACACATGTAGTTTTGAATTACTTGATATGTTGCAATTGCCTCATTGTATCTTGATGTGATATCGTGCCCAATAGCCGTTATGTTGTCGGAGTTTTCACCAGTGGTTACTTTTACTCCGTCTGTAGTTACGCGTGTTACGCCATCTCTGACGTATAAATAATAAACTAAGCCTTCTAACATTACTTTCATCCCTTCTGACTGTGTTAAACAATCGTCTGTTTGGTCGTTAAATGCGTTGAAAACTTTTAGGAAGCGTGGGTCACTCGGTACTTGAGGTGTTCCCACGCTTAAATCAGCAATAAATAAATCATACAATTCTACTCCGAACAATCTCGGTAGGTAAGTATTCTCAACCTTGTCAATGATAGACGTAAAACCTGAGTCTTGAACCGTCTTAACTGGTATCTTATACCTTCCACTCTGAAAATCTGTAACCTGTAGAATTGCCATTTCTTATTTATTTAACTTTTTTTACCTAATCCTTTGTGCTCCATGATCTCAGCAACATTCTCAGACATAGTTTCCTTAGTGCCTGATTTTTTACCTTTTGACCATTCAAAAGACACCGACTTAGTAGACTGTGAGACCGATTTAGGGTCAAACTTCGCTACCGCCTTGGGCGCTTTCTCTTTCTTTGGAACCTTGACAACTGGCGCTTCTTCTGCTTTCACATCTTCAACGATAGTTGCAGCATCAACTTCAACTACTGGAGTTTCATTTTCTGCTTTCTTTGGTGTGTTTGTCTTAGCCATATTGCTAGTTATTTAAGTTTATGGTTTAGTAAGTGCTGTAATAGCAGTTGAAATAACTCCTGTTACGAACGCTGTTGTATCGTTTCCTTTAATACGGTTCAATCCTCTCCATTCAGCTAGTACTGTTCTCATGTTCTTAGTGAAATCATCTCCATCTAAACCGATGTTAATAGTCATTTCACCTTTAGAGAATACAGTATCTTTTGTTCCGTCCATTGTCAAGAAGTTATCTACTGCAATACCAGTATTAGCAACTACAGGAATACCATCTAAAGTAAGTGTTCCGTTAACGTCTAACAATCTATTAATGTACTGCTCGTCTGTTGCTTTAGTAACTCTCAATTGAGTTAAATCAGAAGGGTGTACAACGTGAACTGTTGGAATGTGATTAGCAATAACGATTTGATTCGCTGCTACTGTCAACACATCAACTAAGTTCGGAGTAACAATAGACACAGCAAAAGTACCCGCTGCAAATGCAGTTGACTGAGTAATAATACCGTTAAGGTTTTGCCCTACGTTATCACCATTCAATACTTGGTTGTCAATATCCAATCCTAAGCGTTGCATAAGCTCGTTATCAATCTCAGAACGCATAAAGTCAATATCACCTAACATTTCTGTTGAAGCTTTAATGAATGCTGTACGTTTCTTAACTGATTCGTTCACTACAACAAGATCAAAGTCGATTTGGTTCTTAAGTGTACCCTCAACTGTTCCTGCTGGCGCACCTTCAACTCCTGTTTGTTCAACCCATGAAATAACATTTGAAATTGCAATTCCGTTGTTTACTAAATCACGGATAAAGATTTGACGTCTTGCGATGTTGTTAACTCCTGGCTCTCTTTGTTCAACTGGAACATTACCTCCTGAAATATTACCTGCAATTGTCATATCACCAACAACTTTAAACGTGATTTCCTCACGAGTGTTGTTTTCCATGATACCCTTCAACTTGTCTGCATTCGCTTCTAACTGACCTCCTAGAGTGTCTTTGTTAGTCAATGAGATATCACCTTCCGCAACGTCCTTAAGTTTCTTCAACTCAATTCCCATTGTTTCCATCTGTGATTCAAGCTTCTTGTTAATTGAGTCAGCTTGCTCATTTCTCATTTCTAACAATTCATTTTGAAACTTTGCAATTTCATCTTTGTTAGCATCTGTAGCATCATTCAAAACTTTAAAAGCCTCTGAATTTACCGTGTTTAATTCGTTGTAAACTTCAGCTTGTTTATTAGCTTCCATTGCATCGAAATCTTCTTTTGAAATACCTTTACTTTCTAGGTATTGTTTTAATGTTTTCATCTTATATGAAATTTGAATTAGTATTAGTGGACGGTCTGTTGTCCTCTTGTGTTTCTTGAGTGCCTTGTGGCGGCTCTTGTGTGTCATCGTCTGTGCTAGATTCTGACTTTGCAGAGGTGTCGTTGACGGCTTCTACAGATATTGTTGGAGTTGCAAAGTTTGAACCTTTCACAACTGCTGATCCTTCTATAATTTTAGCTTGAGTAACTGCCCAAAAATAACCTTGATTTTCGGCTACTTCTTTATTGGCAATAGTCTCAATGTGCTTATCCCAAACTTTCTTTTCTTCTTTGTCGTATTTGCTCTCACTGTTAATCGCTAATTCAAGTGATACGTAACGCATACCTACGGAGTGCTCTTTTACAAATCCTTTAGCATACTGATCAAACATGAATTCATTACGATTTTTTGAAATCACCGCATCAAACACAAGTGCTTCAGTATCTCCTTCGAACTTGAATCCAAGCTCTTTCCATGTCATAACCTTTACAGAGGCCGTTACATCATCCGTAATAATATGGTCGAACTTCATTCTATGCTCTTGTAATAGATAAGGTTTCTTAATTTCCTTAACTGACTTCTTCCAAATTCCCTTGATGTGAACATCAGAATGTGAATCTAAGATCGAGGTAGTGTTTATTACTAATTCAGCTTTAATCTTATCTAATGATTCTAATTCAACCTCTTCAGCTTTTATAACTTCTCCTTCAGTGTTAGAAACAGGCGGCACGATAACAATTGCATCAGCTTCCTTAACAGCCATTTTCTTAGTAGCAATTAAATCGGCTTTATTCTCTCTCAATGCCTTAAACAAGTCCTCTTTATTCTCGAACTGCTTATCTGGAAATTCCTTAACTATAATCATTTGTA